GTTTCTTTTAATGATACTGGATTTTTTACTACAGAAGTTAGTCCAGTAGGTAGAGATACTTCTACAACGACTTACACAGGCACAATCACAGGAACAGGATTATTAGGAACAGTAAACCTTGAAGATGGAGATTATAAATTTGCAGTTCAGTCAGAGAATGACAAACTCACAGTAGTTATAAAGAACGATAGTCACTTACCATCAAATTTTATCAACGCAAGTTGGCAAGGTTATTATGTCACCGCATCATCAAGAGTTTAATGGTATTAGAAAAACTATACCTGAAGATATAGATTTTTTAGCACCAAGATTAAGATATGAAGACAAAAGAGAAATCTTAGACAGTACAGGTCTTAATCCTTATCAAGCACTTACAGAATGTTTTAATTGTTCTGAAATATCTTTAACAATAGTTGATACTAAAAATATACCAGTAGGTATCTTTGGTGTCTCAGAAGATGGTGCTATCTGGTTATTAGCTACACCAGATATAAAACGAATACGCTTCTCTTTTTTAAGAGAGAGTAGAAAAGTAGTAAATCTTTTAAATCACAAATACAAAATACTTTGGAACTTCGTTGATTGTAGAAATGAATTACATTTACGTTGGTTGAAGTGGTGTGGTTTCAAATTTTTAAGAAAATTAAATTATGGAGTTAATCAAAAACCTTTTTATGAGTTTATAAAATTATGTGCGTACCACCACAAGTAGCACTTGTAGCAATAAGTGCAGGTTCTTCTTTTTTGCAATATCAGCAACAGAAGCAATTGCAAAAAGACCAAATGGCTCAACAAGTTCGTCAGAACGAAATAGCTAGAAAGAACGCATTACAAAGATACGCTTCAGAACAATTAAAGATTAGACAAGTTGCAAAACAATCTTCACAAAAAGGATTAGAAGCAACATTAAAAGCAAGAAAGGCTAGAGCAGAGTTTGTGACTACAGCAGGTAGTTCAGGTATTGCTCTATCAGGTTCTACTAATGCTTTACTAGCAGACTTCTATAGAACTGAAAGTAATTACAAAGCATCACTAGCTAGAAACTTAGATATTAATGTTTCACAGTTTGAAAGAAACTTAGAAGCTATTCAGTTTGGACAAGAAAGTCAGTCTACTTATGTTCAACCACCTAATCCTACATTGTTATTTGCTTCAGCAGTAGGAAATGTAGCTAACACATATTATGGCATTGAGATGCAAAAACAAAATATGGGTTTGATGACTAATTATGAAAAAAGACAGTTAAAGAAAAAACAGACTAATACAACTGGAACTATCGCATAATGGCTAGAAAGAAAACTACATTAAATCTTACACCAGAATTACCTGAAGTAAGGTCTACAGACTTTAATTTATTTTATAGACCTGAAGTAGCACCTAGAGATACTTCTATAGATGTATTTACTAAGTCATTAGATAACTTTGTAAATGGTGCAGGTACAGCAATGGTTTTATCTGCTGAAAAGAAAGAAAAAGAAGTAAATGAAGCAGAAGCACTAAAACAATTTAATGAGAATAGACTAGGTTTTAATGATGCTGTTAAAAAAGGCGAAATACCTAAAGAAGTAAACCCATACTTCCAAGAGAAATATAAAGAATTACAATTAAATAAAAAAGCAGAAGAATTTAAGTCTGACATATATAAAAAATATTCAGAATTAAATGTATTAGATAACCCAGACCCTAATGCTTTTGATAAATTTTATAACGACCAATTAAAGAACTTTCTAAAAGAAAACAATTTAGGTGCTTTTGATGCACTACAATTAGAAAAAGGTTTCTTTAGTGAAACATCAAAAACTAGAAACTCTTTATTCAATACTCATGTCAATTCACAAATGGCAAAGATTGGTGAAGAATTTAAAAATGGTTTTAAAGAAAGTATTCAAGGTAAATTCGATAAAAGTAAAAGCAATGCTATGATTGGTGCTGAGATTTCAGACTTCATAAAAGATGCTACTAAAAATGGTTTATCTAATTCTACTGCACAAGAATACTTATTAGAAAGTTTAAAAGAATATGCAGAAACTACAGGTGACTTAGAATTTGCTGAAAGATTACTTAGAGACTTACCTAATCATATACAACTAGGAACAGATAACTTAGGTAATGTTGTAGGTCTACAAAATGATTTTGATGAAATTAAAGAAAAGATTGACAACAGAATTTTACAAAAAGAAAAAGATGACATTACAAAAGCAGATAATGTTATTAAAAGAGATAAGTTAGAAGCAAGTGAATATGCTAATGAGTTTGAAACTTTCTCTGAAGCAATGTCAGACCCTAGATACAAAAGTTTCTCTAATAATAAAAAAGCAGAAATATTTAAAGAATTTGAAAGTAGAGAACAAGGTTTTGATACACAAACAGAACCAAGAGTAGAAGAAGAATTTTATAAATTATTAGAAACAAATAAAATTGCAGAAGCAAAAGAATATTTAAGAAGAAATATTCCTAATATGACTGCTAATGATTATTCAGAATTTGATGAAGAATTAAAAGCATTTGAATTTGCAGGTAAAGATGGTTTGTTAGCTTCTGGTTATTATAAATATTTTAAAGACCAGATAGAAGAAATTACACAAACAACAAATACTTCTAAATTTAATTTATCTAAAATATCACCACTAGAACATAAGAAGTTTGAAGCCAACATGAAAGTTTGGTTGAACAATAATAAAGTAGATAAATTTGGTGGTAGTGCAACTGACAGAAAAACTGCTTTTGAAGCGTATGTTAAACAAGAATATTTAAAAGTAGAAGAAAGAGCATTGAATGATGCTGACACTACTCTTGTTGATGGAAACGTCACAGTAGATAACCAAGACGATACACCAATAATCGTAAACAATGATGAGTTAATAAAGAACTAATGGCTATTATTAAAAAACATAACAACAAGAACTACCAGTTTCCTGATGGTACAACTGACGAGCAAATAGAAAAGTATTTTTCTAATCTAAAAGAAGAACCAATTACACAAGAAGAACAACCAAAAGAAAGAACTAGAAATCTAGTGACAGACATTGGTTTATCTGCACTTGATGGTGTTAGAGATGGTGTTCAGGCAACGATAGGACTTGTAGAGCAATTTGGTGACACTTTAGGAGAAAAGACAGGTTTCTATGGTATTGGCTTTGGTAATGAACAAGATGGGTTTCAATTATCAGACCTAAAACCTAATATTATTTCTTACAAAGAAGCACAAGATAAAGGCTTAATTGACGATAAATTAACCTTACCAGATTTTGATAAAGACCCTGAAACAGTAGCAGGAAACATAACTAAAGGAGTGACACAATTCCTTACAGGTTGGTTTACTGGCGGTAGAGTTTTAAAAGGTGTCAAAGCAGTATCAGGTACAGCAAAATTAACTAAATCAGTAGCTAAAGGTTCAATAGCTGACTTCCAAGCATTTGACCAAGAGACAGGTAGACTTACTGATATGATTACAGAGTATGCACCTGACATAGAAAACCCATTAATAGATTATTTAGAAAGTGACGAAAACGACACTTGGTATGAAGCAAGATTTAAAAATGCACTAGAAGGTGCTTTTCTTGGTGGTGCTATAGAAGGAACTTTTAGAGCATTTAGATGGTACAAGAATAAAAAGAAACAAGCTAATGGTCAGTCATTTAATAAAGAACAATTAAAAGCTGACGAAAAGTTTTTAGAAGAAAATCCTGATTTAACTATTAAGCAAGAACAAACTTTAAAAGTAGATAAAGTAGGTAAAGCTAGAGCAGGTGAAGTAAAAGCAGATGAATTTGCAGATACATATACTGCTAATCTAAAAAGTTTAGAAGATGGTGTTTATAATTCATTTAAAACACTTCAAGATGAAAACATTAAGAATGGAATAAAATCTAAAGACTTTGATGAATTGTTAGATGATATGAATATCTCTACACAGTTCAATGTAAAACAATTAGTTGATTTAGATGCAGATGGATTAGTTTCTGAAATAGCTTTTGCAAAAACATTTAAGAATTTAATTAGAAGTAAAAAGATTGTTGTTTCTGATGAAATGGTTGAGAGACAAGCTAGAAAACTTTATGAAGGACAACCTAATGTTTTAGAAAGTGATATTATCAGATTAACAAAAGAATTAAAAAATGCACCTGAAACTGTTGTAGCTATGAACGCTTACAGAAGTTTTTTAAATGGTGCTTCTAAAAGATTAGCTAAGTTAGGTCAGAAAGACCCAAGAGCAAAAGAATTATTTAAAAAGACAGTATTTAAGAAATTAAATTTTGTTAATAGAAGTAAAGAATTTATTTCTGCACAAACAGCTAGAACTCAAAGATTACAAGCTAAATCATTTGGAACTCAAATTAATAAAGAACAAGATGAATTAATTAAAGAGTTTGAGATGTATGGTGGAAACTTTGATGAGTTTATGAGAAAGTTTGCACTTACAGGTGATGCTGATGTCACAAAGATATTAGATTACGCAGGTAAAAGTAAAACTTGGGATATAGCAAACGAAATATGGATTAATGCTCTTTTATCTAATCCTAAAACACACTTAATAAACATGACTTCTAATATGTTTAATATGTTTATTAGACCATTAGAAAAATCAGTAGGTGGACTTACAGGTTATTTAGGTAATGGTGCAAAAGCTAGAGCATTAAGAGAAGAAAGTGGTAAAGCACTTGGCTCTTATGTTGCTATGGGTAGATACCTAAAAGATGGTGTTAAGTATGCAGGTATTGCACTTAAAAAAGAAGATGGAATTTTAACATCTAGAAATAAACTAGATACACCTAGAAAATCTATACAAAGAAGAAAAATCGTTAATGGTAAAGAAGTAGAAGACGATAGCGTATTAGGTGTCACAGTAAATACTATTGGTAAGATTGTAAGAACACCAAGCAGACTTCTTACTGCTGAAGATGAATTTTTCAAACAAATACAATACAGAACACATTTAGAAAAGTATGCTTTTGAAGAAGCTGTAAGAACAGGCAAAAGTCATACTAAGGTTGTTGCTTTTGATATTAAAACTAGAAAACCAATTACAGAATTTGACCAAGCAGTTGTAGATAATTTTGAAGCAGGTTTCGATAAGTTTGGTAGAGCAAGAAATCGTCATGTATTACAAATGGCAGAAGAAGGTACTTACACAAATGAACTTACAGGTATTTTTAAAAGAATAGGTGACTTATCTAATGAGTATCCTTTTATAAAACAGATTATTCCATTTACTAGAACACCAATGAACTTGATGTTGAACGTAGTAGATAGAACACCATTAGGTTTTATTAGAAAACAATACAGAGATGATTTCTTTGGAAGAAATGGTGTAGAGAGAATGGCACAAGCTAGAGGTCAATTAGCTACAGGTTTTCTTATGATGACACTTGCAAACAAAATGGTTGCAGAAGGTCAGATAACTGGAAGTGAAGGACAGATTAGAGGTGAGAAAATTACAAAGAATAGAGAGATTAAACAATTAAGAAAAGCTACAGGTCAGATACCTTATTCATTTAGATATTTTGATAAAGAAACAAACTCATACAAATATAGAGAGTTTGGAAGATTTGACCCATTCGGTGCTTTCTTTGGTTTAGTTGTAGACTTTCATTCACTAAGAGACCAACTTGATGAGGAGTCAGCACAAAGAGCAGGAAGTAATCTTATGTTATTGATTGCACAACAAGGTGGAAGTGCAAGAGATTATTTAAGTGGCGGACAAGCATTAGGTAATACTCTTTCAGCTATGGGTTCAGCAGTACAAAGAAATTTAGTTTCTAAAACTTATTTAAAAGGTTTAGCAGACTTTATGGAAGCTATGGCAGACGATGACCCAAACAAATGGAGTAGATACGCTAAATCTAAATTTGGTTCTTTCATTCCTAATATTTATACAAAATTTGTAAATGACCCATTCTATAGAGATACTAAAAATATATTTGATGAATTTAAAAAGAGAAGCGGAAGTGCTGAGGTTGAGTTTAAGTATGACTTCAGAGGTAATGCTTTACGAATACAAGGCGATGAAGGTACAAGATTATTTAATGGTGTTTTTAATCCATTTGGAGAAACAACAGAAAAAGAAGACCCAGTAGCAAAAGAAATATTTAGACTTGGTGTTAATTTACCAAGCATGAAAACAAAATTAAGAGGTGATGTAGAATTAACTTTCTTTGTTAATAAGAAAGGTCAAACTGCATACAACAGACAACAAGAATTATTAAGAAAAGTTAGAATAGGTGGTAAGTCTTTAGACCAAGCATTACAGATAGCCATAACTTCTAGCGGATATAAGAAATTAAGTGACCCAAGAGGTGTTGATGAAAATGTCAAAGACATTGGTGGGAAAGCTAAACTTCTAAGACGAATAGTAAAAGATTATCATACTGCTGTCGAAGAATTATTAATAAAAGAAGCTAATACTTTTAAAAGTACAAAAGATGATACTGGTAAGTTCACGTTAGCTAATTCACTTAATAACGTAAATCAATTTTTAGAAAAATCTAAGATGGGAATAGAAATAAACTCATCTGACTTAAACTCACTTTATCAATTTAGTAAATAATATATGTCATTTTTAGCTCAGGTCTCCTATACAGGAGATGGTAGTACTACCCAGTACTCAATACCTTTTCCATTTATAGATAGCACTCATGTAAACGCATTTATAGATGGAGTACAAACTACAGCATTTACAATTTCATCATCTACGCTGACTTTTAATTCTGCACCTGCAAATGCAAGTGTTATCAAAATTGAACGTCAAACACCTAACAATGCAAGACTTATTGATTTTACTGATGGTTCTGTTCTTACAGAAAGCGACCTAGATAAATCAGCAGACCAAAACTTCTTTATTGCACAAGAAATTTCAGACGATAGTGCAAGTACTATGAAGTTAAATAATGCTGATAGGTTTGATGCTCTAAATAAAAGAATTATAAATTTAGCTAATCCTGTAGATAATCAAGATGCTGTCACTAAACACTATTTAGAAAACACATGGTTATCTTCAACAGATAAAACTAATATTACTACACTTGCAGGAATTACAGGTTTAAGTGCTTTAGCTTCTAACCAATCGAATATAGATACAGTTGCAGGTCAAATAACACCAACAAATAATATTGCGACACTTGCAGGATTAAATACACAAATTACAAATTTAGGTGCTTTAACTACAGAAATTACAAACTTAAATAATATCCGAACAGATATTACAGCAGTTTCAAATATTAGTGCTGATATTCAAGCAGTAGAAAATAAAATTACAGAAATTCAAGCAGTTGCTAATGATTTAGCTGAAGCTCAATCTGAAATAGATACAGTTGCAAATTCAATAAATAATGTTGATGCAGTTGGTTCAAATATTCTTGGAACAAATACTATTGGAACAGTAGCTACAAATTTAACAGATATTAACTCATTTAATAACACTTACAAAATTTCAGCTTCAGCACCTAGTGGTGTATCAGAGGGAACATTATGGTTCGACACAACTAATGATGTTATGAAAGTTTATGATGGAAATGCTTTTCAAAATGCAGGTTCGTCAGTCAATGGTACATCACAAAGAAATAAATTTACAGCAACAGCAGGTCAGACAGCATTTACAGGAAATGATGATAATAGTGTTGCTCTTGCATACGACCCAAATTTCCTAGATGTTTATTTGAATGGAGTTCGTATTATAAATGGCTCTGACTACACAGCTACAGATGGCTCAACAATTACACTTACTTCTGGTGCTAGTGCAGGAGACATTTTATCGGTAGTTTCGTTTGGAACATTTTCAATTGCTTCATTTAGTGCAACAGCAATCACATCAGATACTTTACCAATAGCTAGAGGTGGAACTGGTTTATCTTCGGTTTCTGGTCAAGCAGGAAAAGCATTAATAGTAAATAGTTCAG